TGAATACTTGGAACGCTATTTTGAGACCGACATTGGTTGACCTGAAAGGCGATGCCTATTTCAAATCAACGCCAAAAGGCAGAAACGGCTTTCATCAATTGTTCCAGTTGGGGCAAGACGAATTGAATACCGAATGGAAGTCGTGGCAATTTCCGACAAGCGCCAACCCGACCATTGCAAAAAGCGAAGTTGAGGCCATGCGTGACACTATGCCGGAATTGATTTACCGTCAGGAAGTGTTGGCAGAATTTATAGATTCTGACGGCGGCGTCTTCCGGCGCGTTCAGGAGGCTGCAATATTATCACCGCAAGAGCCGCAGCCTAACCGTCAGTACATTGCCGGCGTGGACGTGGCTTCATCCGTTGATTTTACGGTGGTGTGCGTGTTCGATGTGGAAGCGCGTGAGCAAGTCTGGCAGGATCGCTTCAACCGCGTGGATTACCCGGTCTTGGAAGACAGATTGGTAAGCGTGTACCAGCGTTATCACATGTCATCCATGCTTGTGGAATCGAACAGCATTGGTAGACCAGTTATTGATAATTTAGTCAAGCGTGGTTTGAATATCGTGCCATTTACGACGACTTCGGCGACGAAGCAGTCAATTATTCAGAGCTTGCAATCAGCCTTCGAAAATGGGCAGATTCGAGTCCTGAACGACGCGGTGCTGGTCGGTGAGTTATTGAGTTTCGAGGCGACCAGGAACGCGTCGGGCAGCTTCAGCTACAGCGCGCCGTCAGGGATGCACGACGACTGCGTGATGAGCCTGGCGATTGCGTGGAGTGGCATGGAACAGCGTGTACGTGTGGTCAAGAATCCGTTCTATGAATATTAGAGTGAGGCTATATGGGATTATTAACTAACTTTCGGAACTGGTTACTTGAACCGCTGCTTGGCCACGAGTGGGTGACAAAACAGAACGAGCTAACGACTCGGCGCGATTATCGCAAGGGCATTCACAAGCAACCGATTAAGTCGGCGGATGATGCCATTATCGTTAATTTTATCGGCTTGCAGGTGGACCGGAGCGTGGCCAACCTGTTCGGCAAAGAGCCGGCGTTTGACCTGCCTGGCGAATCAGACGCGCCGGCGCAGCAGTACATTGACGAGGTGTGGCGCGCTAACCGCAAGCAGAACCTCTTAAAACAAACGGCAGTCTACGGGGCTGAAGCTGGCACGTGCTACATGAAGATACTGCCAGACGGGGCGCTCACGAGGGACGGCAGGTTAGTTCCGCGCTTGATTGCGTTGGATCCTGCAACCGTGACAATGGACGCGCTGGCAGAGGATATTGAGACGGTCATTCGCTACACCATCGCGTATGCGATTGTTGACCAGACAACCGGCAAGGACAAGGCGATTCGGCAGGTTACGGAGCACGATCCTGATACGGGTAACTGGATTATCACCGATTACGAATCAATCAACGGGGCACGCTGGGAGCAAACCAACGTGCAGGTGTGGGAGTACGACTTCGCGCCAATTGTGCACTGGCAGAACTTACCAGAAGTCGGCAGTCCTTACGGACGACCCGACATTACCGCCGACCTGATTGACTTGCAGGACAAGATCAATTTTGTTTCGTCCAACACGGCGAAGATTATCAAATATCACGCACATCCGAAGACATGGGGACGGGGCGCGTTGAGTCAGGCGAAGGTGGAGTGGGGCGTGGATGAGATGGTTATGCTATCCGACTCTAACGGCATGATCCAGAACCTTGAGATGCAGTCGGATTTGGGCTCGTCTTTGAGCTTCATCCGCTACCTGCGCCAGGCTATGTTTGACGTTGCGCGGTCGGTGGACATTGACTCGCTGGCGGATAAACTCGGTTCATTGACGAACTTCGGTTTACGCGTGTTGTACCAGGATGCGCTGAGCAAGCTCGAAGAGAAGCGGGGGCTTTACGGTGAGGGGATTGTGGAAATCAATCACCGGCTTTTGGAGCTTGCCGGCGCGCCTGATTCGGACGGCGGCGAGGTCGAATGGCCTGATATTATGCCTACCAACGACAGCGAGGTCGCACTCGCTATCCGGACCGATTTGGAGCTTGGCTTGGTGAGCAAACAGACGGCGGCTGGCATAAGGGGCTACGTTTGGGAAGACGAGGAACAGCGCATTGCTGACGAATCGGCGGCTGGTGATAATCTTGGAAGTGCACTTCTCAGGACTTTTAGTCAAGGAGGATAACACTTGCCAACACCGACCGAACTCGCCACGCAGTTTAGAAACGCCGTCAACCGACAGGACGCTTTGGCGTTGGGGCGATTGGCGCGAACCTACTCGCAACTTTACGCACGGATGAAGGACAAACTGGACGCGCTATTGCTGGTTATTTCGAACATGGAAGAGCCGACAAAGGGGCAGGTATTCAGGCTTGCGCAGTATCAGAACCTTATCAGGTCTATCGAATCGGAGCTTACGAAATACTCCGGCTTCGTTGAGATGGAAATCAAGGCTAACGCGCAGGCCTCCATTGACTTAGCGGTCAAGCAGACGGCGGCTTACTTGAAAGCGGCTGGTTACGCATTGCCGAAGTCCTTGCCAACGAACGCGATATATTCGATGCTCGGTTTTCTGCAGGAAGATTCGCCGCTCTGGAAACGGATTGGTGAGCTGGCTGGCACGCACGCGCAGAAGGTAGCGGACTCGTTGCTTGAGGGTATTGCGCTTGGATACAACCCTGCTAAGACTGCGAAGATGTTCGAATCAGTTATGGGTGGCGGACTGACGGACGCGATGAGAATGTCACGCACCTCTCAGCTTTACGCCAACCGAGAAGCGGCGCGGGCAAGTTACGCGGCGAACGCGGACGTGGTGATCGGTTGGATGTGGAACGCGTCAATGGATGGCGATGTTTGCATGGCTTGTGCGATTGAGAATGGCACAATCCACGAAATAGACGAGCCAATGGACAGCCACTACAACTGCAGGTGCGTGAGCACGCCGGTTGTGAAGGGGTACGAATACGACAATCAAAAAGGGGAGGACTGGTTCAAGGGACTATCTGAATCAGAGCAAGAAAAGATGATGGGGAAACAAACTTTTGACGTTTGGAAAGCCGGTGGATTTGAGCTTAAGGATATGTTAGGACGGCGGCATGATGATGTCTACGGCGAGATGCTTCAGACCAAGCCGCTTTGGGATTTACTTGGCGGAGAGCCGCCGTACAAAACGAAATAATCATGGAGGAAACCGAGATGGTGGACGAATTGAAAGCGCCTGAGACAGGCGAACAACAGGTTGACACGCAAGTAATCGACAAGACCGAGACGGTTGAGGAGTTGAAAGCGCGATTGGACGAAGCCGAACGCCGCGCAAAGAATAAGGCGGATGAGGCAGATCGTCACTTCAAGAAACTGGCGAAGTTTGAGCAGGAAGAGGCTAAGCGCAAGGAAGCCGAGATGACCGAAATTGAGCGAGCCAACAAACACGCGCAGGAACTTGAATTGAAAGTCAGGCAACTTGAAATTAATAGGTTGCAACATGACATTGCGGCAAAAGTGGGATTAGACCCGCGCTTGGCTGACAGATTGAAAGGCGAGACGCCGGAAGAACTGGAAGCGGACGCGAAGTTTATCCTCGAAACGCAACCGAAACAAAAAGCCGCACCGAATACGGGCGCTACGAATCCAGGTGAGCAAGCCTCGAAAGAGGAAACACGAGCACAGAAGCTCGAAAGACTTGTCGGGAGTGACGCGAATATTTGGAGGGGCGGCGGAATCAACTGGGGACCTGAAAATCCTCAATAGGAGTAATACATTATGGCTGCATCAACTTATGATGACATCAAAACTTTGGTCGCAAACGTTTACGAACTTGCGCTATTTACCGCGCAGGAAGGCAACGTACTTGCGCCATTGGTAACAACTTTCGGCGACTATCAGGGTCTTGCACCCCGCGTCTACGGCGAATACAGCGGCGGTACTTTTAGCGCCATCGCTGGCACTGTGGATATGACCGCTGAAACCTTCAGCGCAACCGCTGGGGGCACAATCACGCCTTCAACCTATGGTCAGCAGATTAGCCTGACCATGAACCGCATTAAGAGCGATCCTGCCGGTGCACAACGTGACGCAGGTCGTTACTTGGGCGAAACCGCCGCTGCTCACATTGATACCAACCTTGCCGGTACATTGGCTGGCTTGACCGGTGGC